TCTTTAAAAGGTAATATTGAACATTACCTGAATTATCAATCTCATAAACAGATACTTCTGTTGGATCTAATGAACTACTATATGTAAAGTCAACTTGATTTAATGTTCTAAACTTAATACCCGATTCGGACTGTACTTGCATGTTATCTTGTATAGATAATGCATAACGGTAATCCGGACGAGCGTCGATGCCGGTGCCAATAGACGGTACCAATTGGTACACATCCAATGTTACAATCGCTGGCGCGTTGAGTTTAGGCTTGTACCCAAACAATTGCGACAGCATCAATACATTTGCATCTTCCTGTGCAGTAGATAAAACAGATTCGCGGAATTGTTGATCTGCATAGTATGATAAAACGTCACCGACATACGATGCCATTTCTATAAACATCATACCGGGTGACGATTCATTAAAATCGTTATATGTATTAGGAAAGTATTGTTTTGCAAAACTTATTAAGTTCTGACGAAACTGAGCAAAGTCTTTGTTAAGATACTTTACGTCTTTTTTAACTAATTCCATTAAATCCTCCTAGTGAGTTGACCAATTGCAATTAACTGTTGCTGTACATCTAAATTAGGTGTTGTTTGTGATATAATTATAGCATTCTCTGATGCTAATACGTTGATAACTAAATTAGCACCTGATTCAGTAACACGAAAACTTATACGTATCGATAATGTATTTTCATCACGTGTTATGTCAATCGCATCTATAATAATATACGGTAACCAATATTCAATATCATCACGCAAACTAGACGATAATGTATCAGCTAATACTTCGGTATTTTGTTCAAACAAACTTTCACGTATACGCGTGCCAAAGTTTGGTTGCATTATACGTTCACCTTTGCCAGTTAATAGCAAATTTTTAAAATTGCTAATAGACTGTTCTTCTGTAGTATATGATAAAGCAAAAACCGAACCACCGCTTAATGATCCAGACGCATAATTTTGCGTATCGGTTTTAGCCGATGCTGCTTTATTAAACGGCAATAGTATGCCGACGGCAATATCCGGAGTATCATTATATGGCTTATACTGGTAAATGGTTCTAGCCATTATACTTTACCTTTCTTTTTATCTATAGCTTTCATTAAGGCAGAATAGTCACGTGTCATGGCATTAACAACGGTAGCTACTTTTTCATTATTCGTATCAACGGGTCTGCCGTCCAAATCATGTGTCGGAGCAACAGTCGTCGGGCCTGATTCAAAACCAGCACTACCATAACCAAAAGCTTGTGCCATACTAGAATCGAATCTCAACGTGCCTTCATTTACTACTGGCGTCGATGCTGTATCATTTAACAAATCATTTAATAGCGGATCTTTAGAAAATGTCTTTTTCGGCGTTGTTGTATGGGCTCCGGTAGATCTACCGTCTGTACTACGCATACTTTCCAATATAGTATCTGCTGTTAAGCGTTGTTTTGTTGATTTCTTAACTTCGTTTAAAGCTTGTATCTCGTCACGAACAGCTGAACGTACTTCTTCACGTATAAGCTGGCGTAAAGCTTTAATAAATCCTTTAGAATCCATGAAATTCCTTTTAAATAAATATACTTATGATACAGTTCCAGGCGATGTTGTCGAGCCGGCTCCTGGCCCGCTAGGCGTACCTACAATTACAGATTGACCCGGGTTAACCGTTGTCTGTATAGCAAATGTATAAATAGCTTGAGCTAATTCTCGAGCCAATGCAGCTGTAGCCGTTTCTGAATTTTTAGAAGTTTGCGCTCTTTTAAACGCCGTTAATATTTGTACTTCTAACAGTTGTTGTGCAGTAGTTAGTGGCATATTTTTATTGTTTCATTGTTTTTAAATCTGTTAACAGTTGTTGTACCTGTGTTACATTCGAAGCTGTTAATGTCGGCCCGCCCATGGGCGTTTGAAATTGTGCTTTACCGCTAGTTAGATCTACTAGTTGTTGTAATGTCTGTTCTAGCAAGTTAAATAATTTATCCATATCCATTTGCCATTTAGGCGTAACGATATTAACGGTTTTAGCTCCGACTATAATCACTTCATCTGTAGATGAATTAAAAATCAATCGATCAGATGAAATAATAGCTTGGCCCTTCGTATATGCGTCGGGTAACTGTACGCCTACACCTATAGACCGTTGCGATGTATTAAATTTAATATTTTGATCTGTCGATAATACTATAAAACTTTTTGTAGTATTTGGATCTTCAATTACATAACGATTTGGTCCGGACTCCGGCTTATGTCCATTACTTATAATAGTAATCGGCGAATTTTGATTTCCTTGCCAGAACGGTTTAACTGTATACTGTGAAGTATCGCCTACAATCGTTGAACTAAAACGTATTGCTTGCCCATGACGTCCATGTAAAATAATATCGCCTTCATATGGCTGAAGTGTTTTTACATTTGGATTTTCACGAAAGTTTTTACCTGGAGTATAAGTATCGATATTACCTGAACGTGGCAGTGCCGAAACCGTATAAGACGTAGTATTTATCGATGATATTTGTTTTGGTAACGGGTTTAGATTAACATTATCTTGTATAGATATTGGCCCTAAATAAAAATAGTTATATGATTTAGTAACACTATCAGCATTACTACCATTCATACGAAATAATAGTATATGTTCTCCAATCGCTGGCATATACGTTATATTCCAGGCTGGGCTAGCATAATATTCATTAAATGGGCCAGTTTGAGATACTGTACGTACTTTAACCGTACCCAATGGAAAGTCACCACGTGATGTAAACCGTGATTCGACACTACGTTTAAACGCTAAATCTGTTTCGATAACTTCGGCTACTAATAACATTATTCGCCTTGACTTTTCTGAATAGCTTTAATTTCGTCCTCAGCTTCTTGTAGCAAACGAGAACGTTCTTCATCAGATAAAATAAACTCACCGCCGGCGGACTCATTTTCTTTAGCAGTAGCTGAAAGTAAACGTTGTACAACCGCAGCTAACTTAACCAATGCATCATCGTTCTTAACAGATACCTCGAGGTAATCTTTAATCATTGGAACGATAACTGCTGCATCGCCTACGTTTTTAACTAACGGTTGTAACTCTTTTATTAGCCCATCAATCTGACGTGACTTCATTTTTGAATTGTGGTAAATGTCCTTCATTAGGTCAGAGAAGGAAGTACCTTTGAATAACTCAAATTCAGTAGATGCCATTTATAGCCCTTTTATTAATAAATATAGGGCTATAAACTTATTGGTGTAGACGTCCTGACTTTTGATATGACATATACATCTTATCAAAGTCTTTGCGCATTACATTTAATACGCGCGTGATATTTTGTGTTTTGAGTCCCGTACGTTCTCGTATAAGAATATAAATAGACTTCTTATTAAAGTTTTCTATGTTCTCACGTATACGGAATATTTCTAGTATCGTATCGGCTATTAGAATATCACGTTTGTTTGAAAATATCATTTCCATATTAGTATCATACCAGTCTACCCACTGATTTACGAAATCCCTTAGGCCTTCTTGATATGATGATATTGATAATTCTAATGTTAAGTCTCGATCGTCGTCAATAACCGTTGTTTCTACACGACGTTTTAGTTTAGCATAGTTAGCATTGTTCTGTATAATTAAGTAGTTCTTAACTATACGGCTAAAGTAACTATAGGCTTTACCTTTACCTTGCGTATACTTATGAATTTTTTCATTAAGAAACGCTACTACTTCACACTTAACATCTTCATATGGTACATCAAAATAACTAAATTTGAATGTATGATAGATATTTTCAACTAGTTTATTAAAGGCATAATCAATATGCTCTTTATAGATTCGATTACGTTTAGTTGTATCCGTTTCTATATTATAGGCTACAATAGCCTTTTCGGTAGTGGCCGTAAAGTACATGTTAGTAGCTTTACGACCTCTTTTACCTTTTCTTTCTAATGCTTCTTCTGCTTCTTGTTTTGCTAAATCTGCATAAAACTGTTCAACTGGGGACATTTATTAAAACCTTTCATTCAATAGTGTAACTATTTCGTGGATTTCTTTGAAAACAAAACCAGTTTCGTCGTCTGCTTCAAATGATCCTAAACGATCTATTTGTTTCATTCTATCATATGATAACGTAGCGTGTTTCTTAATGTCTTCAAAAAAGTTATTGTACTCTATAAAATCTGTTTCGAGTGATTCGATATTATCTTCTAATACCTCAACCTTTTTCATTAAGTTACGTATTACATAACCACATACTAGTAATGCAACAATCAATGTTCCAAATATAAGTAATTCCATACAATTATCCAAATAAATTTGATATGTCGAAAGCAGCTTCGCTATTCGTTACTCGTCCGCCTTTTACGCTAGTTCTAGCTGCGTCGGCAATAGGACGATTGTTTTTCCAAGCATCATATTCAATCGTAGCAGCCATATGGTCTGCGTGATGTAGTATAAGTGCCATATTTGTTTTTAATTTCGAATCTTGACTACGTGATAAGAAGTAAGCACGATTTGCTTCATCATACATGCCATCATGAATACGAATTGTTTGATATTCGTTCCAAGACATATGAACACCAAACTCTTGTAATGTCCATAAACTCAAGTCCGGTACCAATGTAAATGGTATGTTTGGATTATGTTTATAAATCTTACCTTGATTTTTACGATGCCATTCCGAATCATTTGGAATATATACTTCTTGACCTTGGCCAGGAAAACCTGCTTTACCTAAGTCATGATGCATTGCTGCAAAAAGAAGTTCTTCCAAGGTAAATCCTGATACATCTGCACCTTTAGATTTCCATATGTCATAAAGTGTTTCTGTACAATCCATTACACGTAACACGTGATCTACATAACCACCTGCAAAAGCATTGTGATAATATTCTGTACCAGAGGCTGGCATCATCATTATACGTTCCTCGAAGTGATCGTACATGGTATTTAGTTCTGCTTCACGTCCCGGGAAGAGATTGATCTTACTACGAAACGTAGACCAATTTTTTGCAATTTGTTCTGCTGTTAAACTCATTTTTGTTAAATTATTTGATCGATGATTCCATATTCCAACAATTGTTCGGCTGAAAGGAATAGGTCTATTTTCTGTTGTTGTTTCCACCACGCTGCATCTTTATTAGAACGAGATGCTAAAAGATCGCAAACATCAGTCTCAATCTTACTTAGATTATTGATGTATGCTGAGATGTCACTTATTTTAACGCCATCGATGTAACTACTAGATTCGTGAAACATTACACTAGAACGTTTACTAATCATACGTGTACCGGTACCACATGCTAGAATTACAGCCGCAGCTGAAAAGGCTCTACCTCGACAAATCGTATTGACTGGTACGCTAAGTGATTCGATGTAGTCAATTATACCTAACATTTCATACACATCGCCGCCTGAAGAATTAATGATAAGATTGATTGGATCATTTGCTTCTTCTTCTGTACGGTTATTTAGTATTGCCCGTATACGAATCATTAGATTTGGTAACGTACCTTCTTCTATTTCATCCGTTAAATATACAACACTATCACGCAAATCTACTTGCGTCTGTATTTGATGTGTTATTGTTTCATATACATTTTCTGTTTCCGACGTTTCTACTGTATACTTTTCTTGTTGATTCATGTCAACGCGTTTGGGTTTATCCTCGTATATACTCATAACTAATTATAATAAAATTTATTGTAGATTCCTAGTACTTATTGTACTTTTTTCAAGCGACGTTCTAACTTTTTAAGTTCCTTGGTGCCTTTGCTAATGTCTTTTTTAAGAGTAGCCTTCTTTACTTGTCCACGTATCATAGCTATTTGAAGTAGAATCTGTTCCTTTAACTCTTCCTTTTCCTTTTTAGACAATTTCTTTTTGTCCGATACTTCAATTGTGGTAGTAGGTAATGTACCCTTAAGGCTAGGTTGTTCAATACCTTTATGATAAACATTGCCTTGTTCATCAACGAACTCTTTCATGAACTGCCAACCCCGAGGCTTGCCAGACGATTTATATCCAGATCCTACTTCAGGGGGTGCACATAGTGACATTGTACATTTCCAACATAGTACTGCAGTAGTACGTTCTCCTACTGCAGACCATTCATTACAAAGTTGGCCTTGCCAATACTTGCTATCTGGTTCACTGTTTTGGCAAATCATATAACGCTTCTTGCCGTCCGTGCGTGTTTTCCACTGTTTTTGATTTTGTTTTTTACTCATGCAAAATTATTTAGAATTCCAATATGCAATACGTTTTGGTTGTGTTTTGGGTATTTCGATTGGTTTTGTTTCTTCTACTGGTTTAGGTTCTTGTATACTAGACGTAACGTTTACCGAATCTACCGGCGGAGCGTATCTAGGTGTATACATGTATACTTCTTCCGGCATATCTTTTTCTGTCGGCATACTAGCAGTAACGTATTGATACTCGTACCAATTACGTTCTAACGCATCATCAGCATATGGATCGTCTATTTCTTCTACATATGTAGGAAAGCCTATAGGATGATTAGCCATAGCTTTTTCTATATCTTCATCTGTAACACCATACTTCTTTTTACTAAATGCTTGATTGGCTACTACAACTAACGTAACTGCTAATGGGTCGAATACAAATATAATAAGTAACAAATACCAATTGATAACGCGGTCCATAGGTAAACCCGTTAACTTTGATAAATACATTAATGGGCCTAACTCACGAACAGAGTCATCTGAGTTTTTCATTTCGATAATTTTCACATCAGCTGTTGATATCGAATCATTAAGTGCACTTATTCTTGTATCTAGTAATTCACGCTCCTTAAGGGCCGTATTAAGTTCATTTTGAAGTATCGTACGTCCCGAGGTCGATGTATTAGTAATTACCTGGCCAGTTTTCTTATCAATATATTGACTTTGTCCTGGATTAGATATTGATATACGCAATTGAGTTATAGACGCCGTTAACTGTTCTTTTTCATTAACGTATTGTGCATGTTGATCTTCAAAGTTATGTTTCTTAGCTTCTATTACGCTGATTTGACGATTAACGATTTCTGTTCCAGCATACGTTTGTTGATACGCTCCGGACAAGTAACCATATATACCAGCACTAGTGATAGCCATTAGTATAACTGTTGCTATTACTAAATACGTACGTAATACTTTATTGATTACGTTCCAGTATTGATATAAGGCAGATGCTATAACAAGCTTGGCAAACTCTAAGCTGCCGGCCATAATCATGACCTGAGTACTAGCTCCAGCAAAAAGTTTACCTAACCCGTATACAGAATAAAATGCTGCCGAACACGAAACTGCAATTGCCGCAGCCGCGATAATGTACGGAAATATTTTAGATTTCATAGTTAACTAATAGAAATACGATCTAATGCAAATTGTACACGTCGACGAATTTCGTTTAAACGACGTACTGCCTCATTTGTGTCAACGGCTTTCTTCGCAGCTAAATCTGCTAAAATCATAGCCATGTTGTCGGCTTCTTCTAAACGTCGTAACACATTGTCTTTGTCTCTCATGATAATAACTCCTCTTTTGTATAAATATTGCGATATTCTAAAAGAGCTAATTCCTTAGCCTTTGCCTCGACCATAATATCTAAATCATAGCCGTATGTATTGATAGGTAACTTGATGTAGTCAGCATGTGCTGTAATCTTGATCTTGTCAAACTCTTTCTTGTACTTGGCTAAGGTAGGCCATGTAGCTAACTCTTCGATCGTAATGTTATTGCGATCACACATGCCTTGTAGCATGGTCTGATACTCGGTACGACGGGACTCGCTATAATGACAAGCTTGACGTATATGTGAAGGCCAAGTACTACGTGCTAACTCTAATGCCTGCTGTTCGGTCAAATGACCAGGATTGAGCGAATGGTGAAAATAATCGAATGTAATCGGAATGCCGATATCAGTATGTACAAAGTCATATAACATCTGTACCGTATACATGCTAGGCTTGTCGTCATTCTCTACAACCAAACGTGCCTTGCAACTATCGGATAGCCTATGCCAATTACGTTTCCATACCTGCACAGTAGCTTCAGGATTGCCGTAAGCAGCGCCGATATGAATATTGACCTTGTTGTTATATGACGGCTCGAAGCCCATAAGGTCAAATAATTCGGATTGACGTTCGAGACTTGTAATAGTCTTGTCAACAACAGCTGCATGAGGCGAACCTAAAATATGAAATGGGCCGGGATGACACGAAAGGCGATGTCCATACGCTCGAGCATAGTCACCAGCTTCGAGCAACTTAGCCTTGATATGCTCTGCCTGGGGCAACTCGTGTGTCTCAAAATGATCGTGCCACGGAATGAGATCTGAACCGATTCGGAATAGACGTATGTCATTCTCTTCGTTCCATTTGAGAATATGTAAAAGGTCGCTAGCGTTTTGTAAAGCTAACTCACCAATCTTAGCTAAGTCTCGGGTGTTATACCAAGAACCTTTCTTAATGCCTCGGGACGTCGTAATACGACCACCGAGTTTTTTCGGTCGATTGCCTAGTGTCTGGTTGATACAGGCATAACCTAACCGTGTGTTATTGTTCATTTTGTATGTATTTATACTGTAAAGATAAGAGAAATCCCGTACGAATCCAAATATTTTTTATGAAATTTTACTAAAAAAGTTCACGTTTAAAGGGTTTTGGAGCCGTACGGGGCTTCTGATATTCGACCTATTATAAGATACCGTTAAACGTTCTCTTATACGGTCATTTTAGGGTGATTTTGGGTTAGTTTTCGGATATAGATTGAACTTCGCCTATAATTTCATAGGCTAGGAAATAACGCATCATATCACTATTTTTAGCCTTTTTGATGTCATGCCTACGGGTCATGATATAACCCGTATTCCACATCTGGCGTGTAAAGTTTCTAATTACCTTAAGATTATCAGAATTTAGTACTATTAAACGATCTATTGACATGACCGTTAAACGATATGGCCCGATGTGCATATCCTGGACGGACATCATGATTTGTTTTGTACCGGATTCCTTATACTCTTTTTCTAATTTCGAAACTTGTTTGTCAACTGATTCAGTTATACCTAAACGCATTGCATCCCACAGAAACTCTATCTTTTCTGCGGGATTCAATGCTATAAATACATCGAAATCATCTTCTGTTATTACGAGTTCTTTCAATGTCATACGCCGATACTTTCTTATAAATATTCGACTAGTCGAGACGTCCCATCATTCCTAAACGATATCTCTTCATTACAGTTTCGCGTGCTTCGCGAGCTGTTTGTTCAATCAATTCTAACTCATCCATTGTTACGGAATACTTCTGATTACCAATAATAAACTCACCAATTGGTGGTCGATTTGGTTCCATTTTAAAAACATGTGCTGATACTTGATTATCGCACTCGAAGTCAATACCTCCGTAAAATTTCCCGTACTTGCGTACCTTTGTCTGGTCTACAGCAAATCTGTTGTTAACACTCATAAAAATATGTTTTATTTGTAAATAATTAATGTAAACATTTCATCTGAATATGTATGATCTAATGCTACGACACCAAATGTGCCTTGACACCAATTCAATACATCTCCCGGACTCCAGTTTATCAGTCCATCTTCAATTTTTAGTATGTCTGAAGCTAACATAACAATAACACCACGTTCGGCATGTTCATACATCGCTGTCATGGTCTTTGTAAAGTACTCCCAATCGGTAATTGTACTACCATCATAACGCAAATTCAATGAATTAACGTTTATGACCCAATCCTTCTTAAGATCTTTTGGTAATGTAAACCAATCGGCTTCACGTACATCGATACCCTTATAAATTTCATTACCGGCATCTACTAACACTTTATTCGAATCAATACCGACATAGTCAATTGATTCCATAGGTTGTTGTGACTCTTGTGCATAGAACACTTTAAAATCACCACGACCGCATCCAAAGTCTAAAATACTAGCTCCGTCCTCTATAGAGTTAGCTATGATTCGATAACTCGACCATTGTCTTTCTCGAGAATCATACCCAACAATTTCCGCCGCATGTTGTATATAACCTAGATCCGGTTCTAGTTCCGGAAGTTCTTCGATAAACTCCTCTTGTTCAACAATTGTTTCTGAAGGCATTGTTTCAGCTTCTAACATTGTATCCAATTGTTCCGTTACGGATCTAGAATCTTCTAACATCGAATCTAGTTGTTCAGTAACTGTCGACTTTTGTTCCTGCGATTTAAACAGTTCGCTTATTTTTTTCAGCATTTCGTCTTCTTGTTTTGATTCTTGTAAACTTACTTTCTTTATTAGATAGTTCCATTCGAGCTGGATGTGTACGGTTAAAGTGCTGTGAAGTTTTACAAGCTAATGCTGCATACTTCCAAGCAGTATCTTCATCATACGCATCTGGCAGAAAGAACTCTTCTGCTAATACGGTATCGTCATTTTCAATTACATGTGTACCATCTTCTAGTACTAGCAATTTAGCGTTTGGATACTGTTTTAGTACTTTTTTCTTATCCTTCATTGTAACTAGATTAATAAGATCTTGCACCTATTGTTTTGAATACGAAGTCACCACTACGTTCATAATGCTTATCTTCTAGAGATACATCAGAGCCGTAATTAGCTCGTGTATGCCCTAGGCTACGATCGATTCGCATTTTGTTTTTTCCGTCATTGATGCGGAATATTTCCGTAAGTTTTGAATTGATAAAAAATGGTGACTTGGTGTTATCGACAGGAACCATTATATACGCGGATCCTTTTTCAGAACGAATGTCGTATGTTGAAACACCTTTCTTTGTTCTACGGTTAGTAACTAACCCTACTTGATTTGTATCTTCGAACGTAAATACAACTAATTCTCCAGCATTATATTTCATACTCCTTATTTAGGTTGTTCAATAACTTTACAGATTTTACTATTGGATACAGACTTAACTTCAAACTCTCCTGTATATCCTTCGAAATCTTTGTTAACTAGTTGTTCAGCGTGTGTCACTGAAACAGCATCAACCAAATAAGTTTCTGTTACCCACTTTACTCCTTTGGGAGTATCGCTGGCAATCTTTACCTTTGCTACGTAATAACTCATAACTTTTTATTTTAAATTAATATTATAACTATATTATAATGACTTTTTCGTACGAATCCTAATGCTTCGTAAACTTTTTTACAATTGTTTTGGAATTGGTGTCGAACGACGGCCACCCTTAGTGCGCATTGCTTCCATTTGTTCAGCAACTTCTATCTCAGCGCGTATCATTTGTTGAATAACACTTTTCTCTTGCACCAGAGCTAATAAAGACTTATACTTACGATATGCATCATTAGATGAAGCAGCATCAGCTGCTGTCTTAGACATGGCCTCTATTCTACTAGTAATACCGTCACGTAACTGTGAACGTGACATTGATCCGAAGCCTACAATATGAACTTCTGGATCGATCGGATCAAAATCTTTAGGATCTAATAATCCACCATACTTATAAGATGTTTCGTTGAGCATGTTGTTCATTTCTTCAACAATCATCTCTCTAAGTTTATTTTTAAAATCCATGTGTTTCATTATTCCCAGAATATCAATTTAGCAATTACACCTAACATTGTGATCCATATAGACCAAAGGGCGGCCGAGGCTACTTTTCTAAATTCAGTGTTTTTATTAACACGAGCGATAGCCCCGTTGTCAGGGTCTAACAAAGTTTTTTTAATCTCAGATATATCGGCTTGCACCTTAACCTGTGATTCGCGAAGAAACTCTACGTCCTTCTTTATAAGTTGTATCTCGTTATGAATTTCAGAATTCGTAAGCCTCGGCATAGTTGTTAAACCCTTTTAGATTCAGTTACTGATTGCTTACGGTATTCAGTAACTAACTTCTTCATTTCGCCAATCGCCTTGCGCGCGCGAGTTGCAGCTGACTTAGTACCTTTGTCCGTAAACTTCATGTGGTTGTCTTCAAAATCGATCCAAAGATCTTTCATCTGCGTAAATAATTCATGTGATGTCATAACATTTTCCTTTATTTAAAATAAATATCTCAGTAGTCAAAATCATCTTCATTGTCATTAGAAAAATCATCGTCTAACGAATCTTCATCTTCACGTATTTCGAATAAACGACTAAATTCTAACTCAAGTTCTGACTCATCGACTATCGGGCCATCGACAAATTGATATATCAAATCACCATCGAGATATACTTCTCCGATCTGAGTATCTTCATCAATAAAATATTCGATATCATCACCGTAATACTCATCATTAGTTACTAAGTTGATTACTGTAATCATATGTTCCTTTTTTAGAATAAATATCTACGAACGGCCCTGTCCTCGGTACAATTTACGATATTTTTTCGAATGTTTTGAACGCGCATTCTTAGATTTTGCGTGTACGCCAGGACGTTTTTTTCTAGATCTAGGCGACCAAGCGTTTATTGTTTTGTTTGATGTTTTTGCCACTTACATAATCCTTTTTAAGTATGTTTACTTTATAAATATGCAGTGGTTGTACGGACCAATTCATGCGGCGTTTAAGTTCTGCGATGTTGCGTTTATCGTTAGGATTTGGATAGTCGCAATGGAGTACATATGGTTGCCAAACGCGGCCACGATTACTGCCTACATACAAATTGTATAGATGGCAATATGGAAACGGATCATTTCTTAATTTCTCCACGAGTAAAGCGTTTTTGTTCTTCAAAGGCTTCTTTCAACGTACGTTCATCTTCGGATACGACCTTCGGATCACGATTTGTTTTTCCGGCTTGCACGATGTACCATGGCTTACGTTTCTGTTGCGGATCGTGCCAATTGATATTTGGTATTATCCAACCTTTATTACATTTAACATCAAAGTTACCGTCTGGACGATGATAAATTATCGTACCGGATTTTAATTCTCCTAGCATACGAAACATTATCTGCATACCTACTTTAAGTATGTTACTCATATTAATAGTATTTGATTATATGATTATAGTTGTTAGATTTGACAACACTACAAATTTCAAACTCAATTTTAGCCGTAGCAATTAGCATATTAAGTGCCTCCTGATACCGACCGTCAAACATTACCGGAACATGTATTAAGTGTTCTATATACATCTGTATAAATGTACGGCGGTCCGCCTCATTACGAGACGGTACCTTATCCGCAATCCATGTGTCTAAAAAACGTGCTAACGCATTAACGTCATTTGTATTTAGATATTGCAATAATTGATCTCTCATTACATCAATCCAGCACGTTTCATCTTTTTCCAGTATCGATACTTACCCAATACCAGTACTGTCGTGATACACAAAACAGCTACCTGAGCTATTGTTTTATCAGATCCGCTATCCCAGAACAATGTTATAACAAACATTGTTATTAACATGAGATAATGAAACAATGACTCCTTAAGAGTCCACTTTAGAAATTCCATTTTCTTCCTCCTTTTTGCCGTAGACTTTTGTCTCGACACGATTACAAACTTCAGTAAAATGTTTACGAATTTGGCCAATTGGGAATGTGTTACCCCACACTGTGCCGGCATCCCTTTCACTGATTGTGATCAAATCACCTGTCGCTTCTACGACATACGTTCCGATTTCTCTTTTCATTTGTTGTTTATATTAAGTTCTTCTAAAATTTCTTGATACGCCGCTATTTTACCTCGATAGAATGTCGGGTTATCAGACATCTCAGCTGTCTTCTGACATTCCACGATAAGCTTTTCTAGAAACGTAACTAGTCGAGGCTTTGTCTCGTTGACCTTCTCGCGAGGCGTAAACTCGATATGAGGAATATGAGGACCTTGCCACCAATCATCTGGTATATGTTGTAGTGGACGCGTACGTGCATGCATGCCAGGATCTACTAGTTTGTTACCCATTATACATCCACAGATGCCACTGCCTCCGTTAGCAGGATTACAACTACAAATTGTGTGATACGGAACTTTTTCTGCCATATTATTTTATTATATGCTGTTAATGTTAGCGTTAAGCCTAGAATCTTCTATATCTTCATCTTTCTTTACTATTTTAGCCAAACAATCCCAACCGGATGGAGCACGGTCGCAAGGCACACATTCGATTAACTCAATCGTATGCATATTGCCGTCGTTATACACATGAGCTACATCTTGGTCCGCTTCACATAACCATACGTGCACGTCATGTATTGTACGGTATGGCACATACTGTGTTACGAAATATGTAGCTACCCAACGGTTATCCCGTTTATGTATTCTTGCTTGCTTTCTTTGCATTGCGTTTTGCTATTGCTATGTTTGAATATTTCTTGTTTCCAGTTACTTCTTTACCGCAGTAGTCCGGCAGATATACAATCGGCCGGTCGTCTGTATACTCAATTTCAACTACCATCGTGCCGTCTGCAAACACATCTATATCTACTGTATTACCATTGAAACGATCAAAGTATCGTGTCTTCTCGAGTTTGATATCAGTAGCGGCGTACATTTCTAAAGCATCTTCCAACGGTATGTCATATTCGTACTCAACACGTTCTGTAGGACTTAGTATTGTCTTAACGGTAAGACGTGCTTGATAACCGTCCATAATACGAACACGCATGTGCTTCTTTCCATCAAACATAACATAGCCTTGTTTGATATGTACAGAATCTAACCCTTCTGGTAGATACTTTAGTTCAAATTTACGTTCTTGTTCTCTTGGCATACTCTATTTATTTTTAGTGTTTTCACGTTTACGTATAGGCTAGACTGGCCATGCTCCGTCAACTGGTAAATCTTGCCCAAAGTCGGAGTCGTTGTAACCATTCGTTAGCCATGGACCATCCGGTGCTTTAGATTCTGCCTTTGCTTGAAATAACAATTTAATTGCTAATTCATTGATCATTTCGAAATGTTCTTGCATTTGCGCGACATCCTGACTATCAATGTCGCTGAGTTCGATTATACGTTTGATCGTGTTTTGGTCTACCATTTGTCAAATATTACATGTACAATTGTTCATTATGGATTTTTTCATTGATAAGGTCACTTTCTTCCTCATTCAACTTATCTAGGTCCTCATCCGTTAACGGCTCGCCGTCGGTGTATTCTGCATATGAAATATATGCATCACAAAAGTCCGGATAATCACTTGTATCAATACCATCGATCTCAATAGTATCGTAATCAATCTCCTTTCCTATTAGCATATCCATATCCATTTCCATCATATTTATATCTTTTTCCATACTTAATAATAAGAAGAATCTTTCATAAATCCTAGAAAAATGTTGAAAAAGTTACAGTTTTTGTAATCAATTGATATACAATAAGTTATATAAAATAGTAGAAAACTCATTGAAAACCAATGAGTTATAACTAATTGATATACAATATGTTATAAACCACTAATTTTCAATGAGTTATAAGATACAAATCGTTCGTTTAACGAACTCAAACCTTTTTATGGTATACTATATCCAACCCTCCCAAAAGAACCCGTTAAACGTTCTTATTTCAGGCTAAGCTTATCGCTTATAGTCAAACCCTAGGTTCAATACAATCAAACGGATATGTTTGAAAGATAGGTCCATACGGAACTCCAAAACCGTAAGTCCAAACAAACGTACTTCGGTACCTAACTTATCCCATTGCTTTGCATTTGCACCCCAACTGTTAATCCAGTTCATAACCACTCCTCTGTTACTTAAATTAATATTTCAGGATCTACCGTTACAGCTCATGATAACCAACATTAGCTTGTGTAATGTAGTTATAACTCTGTGAAATATGGTCCTGTATCCAGCCCGGCAGATTCTTTTCCATCGAACCGACTTTCTTAGAAAGTTCGATAGCTTGTTTAGCAATTTGTAACAATTGCTGTTGTGCCATCTTTACCTCATGATCTTCGCCAGGCATGCCTTCTGATAACGCAAAACGCGATTCGCGTGGAATGCCGGCTAACCGTTGTAAACGTTCTGGATACATATGATCTCCGTTTTATTTATAAATATACGAAGCTTTACTTAATATGTATCCAGAACGTTACAGAAAATACTATACTACTTGATTAGGAGTTACCCTCATCTTTCTTGTTAAATACCGTATCCTCTAACTGTGTAATCAATTGAGCACCTACCATCGCCATGATTTGTTTTTCTTGCGGTTCGTAACGGTCTCCTGTTTCTTCAATGCATTGTTTGCAAAACTCAGCAGCATTTAGTATCGCTAGCTTATGTACCGTATCAAAATCAAGTTCCGGCTTAGCTTCCTCAATACGAGTCACCATGTTCTTATACAAATCTTTTGCGATAGCATTAATCATTTCGATTGTATCGAATTGATCTTTTCCGAGTAGAGCTTCGCTACCACTCATGTCAATTTCTTTCATATTGTGTTTTTGTTATTTACTAATTAGAGTTTGTTCGATCAATCGTATAACTTGTACGTTCTTAGCTAAAATACTATCGCCTATTGCAACAGTTTCATCGCCAATGAATCGTAGGTACGGAAAAGCTTCATCATAGCCTTCATACGTAAATAGTTCACGTTTATTATTATCATACGTAACTTCTACGGTATAGCGATATCGTGCTGATTTAAGTATATAAGACTGAGTCTCTGTCGACTCCTGTTTAACGCTACAACTCGTTACGCATAACGCAGCAGCTAGTATCAAAACGTATTTCATATGTTTCCGAATTTTATTTTCAAACAACGAATGGCCCTAGGCTACATCGTAATTGTACAACCAACCGCAATCGTCATCGTAAAAATCAACTTCGCTGGCAATGCGTGATCCCAACTGTTCCAAAATGGTTTGGCTAAGTTGCCGCCAATACCCAACTCTCAAATATCGCTGCTCGCCACGGAACTGAATGTCTTCAGCGGCAATGCCATTCAACTCTAGAATCTCTTGGATTTCTAGCTCAACTTTGCTTATTGGTTGTTCGTTTTCTAATCTCATATTGTATTTGCTTTAATTCTAATCTTTTATCTTTATCTTATACTTAAAAATAAGTACTTTTGGTCTAAAAACCTAAGGAAAAGTTAACTTTTTTCGGTTATTTTACCTCGATAATATTAGGATACATACTCAACAAACCTACACGATATCCACTGATCTTGAAAGTATAGGTAGAATCTTCTTTAAGACTACCATATACATCACTGGAGTTCCAATTACCACGGAATACATCATCTTCTAGCTTCACCGTTCCATGGTCTGTATATACTAGGTAAAACGATTTAAAGTTATCCTTGCCTGACATTTGTGTAACGCGTTCTTTTCCGGTTACTTTAGCTCGGATTGAGTCGGTATGGAAATATCCACTACTTACACCAATAATTGCTAAAAATACAATGGCTACAAATACAATGTTTACTCTTTTCATATCTTTTATCTTTTTCTTATACTTAATAATAAGTGCTTTATCACACGAATCCTAGAGAAATGTTGAAAAAGTTACAAAAAGTTACGGTTATAACCAGTTCAATATCAACGAGTTATAACACATTGAAAATCAATGGTTTAGGACCAAAACTCTATTACGCCGCAAATGGCCATTATAATAGTCATGAGGACTTGCCAGTAACACATGGTACGGTGTTGTAATGGCCACTCGAAAAAGTTTTCCCAGCGCAAATGTTTATGTATTAGTTTCTTCATATCAATGTTCCGACGCAGTCGGCTACCGGTGCTAGTTATTTGTATTTAAGTTCCACCCATTAAGGCCTATGTGCCATCCGGCACAGGACGGCCCGGGTCTATATGTATGCCCAAGCAATTACGGCGTTACGGCTCCCAGGAGCTCCTACGGTTTGCAATAAGCGTGATGTGTAATCATACCAACGTGTTGCGGTGCTTGATGTAGCGAGACGACCTTGCGTTATGAATGTGCCGACCCGACCCCATCTAGTACTTCCACCTTTTGTGTAACGCAACAATACGTCACGTCCCGGTTCGGGTAGTGCCACATGCACATGTATCCATACAAATGTTTGTGGCGTGCCGGTTGGTACGGGTGTCTCCGGTGTGGGCGCCGGTTCAGTAAAGTGTTCCAAGTGTTTAGTCATTTTTAGTTACGTTGTGATATATGTTATCCGTAGCAACAACACGTAAATCAAATTCAAGATTCAGCCATTGGTGAGGTTTATTAGCTATAGGGCCAAAGTCAACTTGTCCACCGGTGTCCGGATTTGTAAGTGTTATCAATTCCGTTTCCATCATTAATTGATGATCAATACGGAATCGTCGTGCATCGGCATCATATGCTATGTCATTTACGCCAATAATAAATTCACGGTGATGTGTTACGTGATGCAAGGCTTCCGAGCTAACAAGTGAATCATGACCCATTGCATCGCGTATGGCATAAAGTTTACGATCCGTTTGGGAGCCATGATGTCCAATATTGTAGACCCGTACGACACTACCTTTATTAAAAACGTGGCAACGGGCTTCATATCCGCTTTGGTCATACTGCACACCCAATTCATCAAACTTTTCTCGATAATTACCGTATGTATATCCTGGCTCAACGACACGTGCCCATTCGCCAATTGCAAATTCTGCCATATTATTTATTTTTGAATTGTTCAAAGTTATACATAGCGTGTAGTTTATTTTCTGAGATTTGATTAAAAGGTACTCCCATAAGTTTACTAATATAATGGTAAGTATCAAACGCAAACTTAATCATATCTTCCTCACTATACATTCTCTTAGCTTGCCACTCAGCACCTTTGATAAACATTTTCATTGAGGGAAATCCTTTATTCGCTTCCGTAGAATCATAAGCAAGTCTTTCAGCGGCTTCTTCAAGTGTTTCTTTCATACTATTTTTTTAATACATGGCTTTTGCTTTTTCGTAATGCTTTTCGAGTTGCGTCAGAAGACTAACCAAACGTTGTTTGGATTTAGCATACGCATAGAACTGACAACTTTCGCTGTCAAATTCCAATCCACTCGTATTGAAATTCTTTTTTACAGACGCTTCAAAGTCATATGCCGAATCATACTCGTGACCAATCACAGAAGCTCGGGGATATCCTGTCAATGTCCATTGTGCACCATCCCAATCACCTTTCCAAATACTCAACCCAATTGGGCTATTGATACTGTTTTTCATGATGTTCGTGTTTAGTTTTTATATCCAACAAATTTAACTGGTATGTCTTGTACTAGGCCTTCACCGACCAAAACAGGCCATATCCACTCATGCAAATAATGGTTCTGCATCATATCCAATTGGCGAAGCGCGTCGTCATAAATATCAGACATTTCATAACCCACACCATGGCCATAACTGCATATGGCTTTGGCAATTGTCCTTAGGGTTGACTCATCCTTTTCGAGGTATGATTTGTTAAGAGCTTCTGTAATTGCTGTTTTCATGTTTTCAGCTACGACCGCATTATGCAAATACATTTGCGGATTCCATGGACGGGTTATTTGTATCCCGTATTCTGTTCCTAATGTTTTCATATCTTTTATCTTTTTTCTTATACTTAATAATAAGGACTTTTGTGTGTGAATCCTAAGAAAAAGTGAAAAAAGTTACGAAAAGTTGTAACACATTGATAATTAAAGAGTTAGGAAAAACCGGTACTTTTGGCGATTATTTGGCGTACCAAACAGCTAATCCATCTGCATCTTCAGATACAAACGCGGTAACGTCGCTTAGCAGCACTATTACCAATTGTGTTGCGTTGTTACCTTTTGCAGTTTTACCTGTATATACATCATCAGCTCCAAGTATCCTGAACTTAGTTAACGCTGTAACAAATTCTTCGATCGTGTAATCCGCTGCGCTACAACGTTGTACAAACGTATCAAAATCAGTGTATTTACGTGCAGCATCTTCTTCAGCATCCATAGCGAAGTTTTGTTTTGTCGAGCCAACACCGATAGTGAGTATTTGCAATGTTCCGCTACGCAAACTCAACCCACTAACAGCCTGCGTTTGTTTCTTTAAAGAGCTAGGCACACGTTTAAATGCAACAATATTGCGTACAGCACGGCCTAAAAACTTAGTGTCATTTAAGTCTTCAGAATCCACCGGCACAACAACAAAGTTACTATTGCGGTAACCACCAACCATCGCACCGACGAACGCCGCTGCGCGTGGCATATGTTTAGACCACATAGCCAACGATCCAGCATATAAAGTACTGTCGCTTTGCAATACACCATAATGATTCAGAATCATATCATATAGTTTCGCACCATATCCTTTACCACGATACTCTGTAGCTACTTCACTAAAACCAATCTTCGGAGCATCTATACCATATATGGTCTTAAGACTATATGGCCAATCCGCTATTTCAGACTCAATGATACCGATAGCCGCTTCAGCCATTGGTACCGCCGGATCAGTAGTAACCAATAAGTGATGCATTAAATCCGTGCCCTCGTAACGCAACAATACCAAATCACCTGACGTTGCAATTGCTTCACGTCGCAGACGTTTACGCATGTCTTCTGGCATTGTTTCTTTGGTCCATTGATCATCGAACAATGTACCCGGCCATGGTATAAAACGATTCCAATTCACCCCGCCGCCGCGACGCTTGAATAAATCGTCCATGATATCCAAGCTAGTGTTGCGCGATGCATGGCCACGTTCGATAGATATTTCCTTGAGTATATCGGATAATTGCATATGCCCTTTTATTTATTAATAAATATGTTGTTTTACTATATAGTTTACCGAATCATGCTGGTATCGAACATTATCCGCGACGCCCATAAAAACGAGCCTTAAACCCAGGTGAACTCAAATACGCAATAGCGCTAATAGCCAATAGTATCCAAATAAACATCCACCCTATTCCTGGTATCCAAAGCACTCCAAAGCCATTGGTTGAATCGGGGTCTTTAGGGTCATGTGTCGCGCGAATAATACTGTAAGCCATGATCCAATGCGTAACCGCAAGTGTTATTAAAAGTGTAAGTGTCATATTGTGTATTGTGTGTATTGTGTTATCTGTTTGTTATATATGCAAATTGTTTAGTATGATAGGCCACTAGGGTGGTCGGCACTGCCGAATCTTTACAAACCGGTGGTCTATAGCAAAAAAGCGTTGTTCACGAGAGAAACAGGTATAGCAGGCCCATAAAACCGGTATCCCCTGGTATATTAAGGATAACCGGTATATCCCCATATATGGGGTGGTTTTGGGCTGCTTTTGGGGGTTATGGGGCTGTATATCCGGGTATGTCCGGGTATGCCCTATTATAGGCTATTTCTGTATACCATGCTGTGCATTAGCCTCTCTATATATATAGCGCCAATATGCATTGAAGTCCATGTCTCTATCTGGATATACGCTGTATGCAATGCGTGGACTGTGACGTCCTTTTGGTTTGTTCCATGGACGCTTGCGTCGCTCTAGGGGAAGTGCTATGTTGCGCTTATATATGCGCGTTATATATGCTAATATCATTGTGTTATGCTATTTCTTATTATTGCTAGGGCCGTACATCTTTCGAATGCCGGGGATCGACCCAATCGCCGATCCCCAATCATCGATAAGATAAGATAAGATAAAAACGGGCACCGCTGTGCCATTTACTTGCGCAAATGGATCTTCTTATAGCATTCCCATATGTGCTTATAATAGATCTCATTTGCGCGTGCATGTACCTCATATGGGTTATCTGTATACCCAAACACTTTAGCGTATCGACGGTATCTGGTCTTTACGGGTTGAATGCTATGCGTATATTCATGCACGAATGTCTTTATAAATTGCTTTACTGTCTTGCAAGTATTGATGTTGATATATATACGATGCGACTCTTGCAGATACCAACCATATAGGTTATTATCAAAATCATCTTCATCTTCTGGATCAACTACTCTTACCGTTAACGTATTAGGATGCCTACGATTCTCACCAAAGTAAAGCATACACCATGCCTTACAAAAGTTAATAAGGCTACGGCGCTCCTTCGTTGTTAACAGTCTATTGTTTGTTCTTAGGTTCATATACTAGTATTGTGCTGTTTGATCGGTCCAACTAAAGCCGCATAAGTTACGTGTCCAATATACTGCTACCGTTTGGGTTACTGGCTCACCATTCTTATCCTTACGCGTATTGCCGGCATCATCTTTAACATATTGGTTAAACCGTACGGTACTATCATCTTTCCACGTTACCGAATCGGCTGGTATCTCTATAGGCTCGGCTCGGGCCGGTAACCATATTAAGTATGACTTCATGCTCCGGCGAACTTATAAGTTCGGAATACTTTGTCGAACTTAACGGCATGGAAACACCAATTACGTTGTTCGCCGGTTCGAAGATTGATACCCGGCGTACCAAAGGTATAATCAAACCCGGCAATGTCAGATTCGCCTTCTGACCATGTACCGAATTCCGGCATACGATCGAATTGAATAACATCTCCTACTTGCAATGTTTGGGGATGCTTACTATAGCCATCCGCAGCTGCTACTTCTCGTAAAATCAATTTAACCTGTTTCATATTTTTTTAGTATTAGTGTCCAACAATATTTGAAATCCAACATATGGCATATATGCCACCTATAACCATTACGGCTAATGCTATAAAGCTAATTAGCTCTCTACCTTCTTCCTTATTCAAGTTCATATCAATAATCTGGGTTACCAATGTAATACAACTCTTCGTTCGAAACAACTTGGGTGGTTATCATGCTCTCTATATATCGCATCATCGCCGGATCAATTACACGCTTCAGGCTCTTTACTGATACATAGTCCGGAAACCGTTCTCCTTTAAAACCAATCACAAAGTTAATACTTTCTACGGATTGCTTTGCAGCTTCGGCTTCTGGTGTCTCAATACCGTCTAACAACTCAATAACGGCATC